ATGCCACTTCATCTACTTCACCGAATATCCGAGAACAACGGAAGTGATATACCGCTATCCGACTCCGATATAGATAAATTGAAAGTTCTCCATTCCGTAGGTTTTGTCATAGCGGAATTCAAAGACAGCCCCACCTGCTCGGGCTCGATTGTTTATAAAGTCACCGAATTCGGAAAACTGGCATTGAGTTTAAAATTCAACGACACGGATTAGAGTCATCGCTTTTCAACCAATCCGATGCCAAGCAGTTGCGAGAAGCGCGTGTCCAACAATTCCTGCCGCACACGATTCATTCTTCCAGATTACCGGCCATATCACGCCGCGAAGTCATATTGATGCTGCTCAACACGCTGATTTGAACGCCACGGCGAAAAAGTGTGGGAACTGATGGGTCATTGCATCACTCCAGCCTCAAACAGTCCCCAAGTCCTGATGAATACCGATTTCCCTGGTCCATAATCGATTCTCTCGCCGCGAAACGCATCTCCCGCGGTCTCTCTCCGCCTCTTCAAAAAACACTGCGCAAGCACCTGCGTGCCACTGGGTGCACAATACGATCCCCATCTATCCCGCAACAGCCTCGCCTGCACTGTGCTCTTGCTTGTCCGCATGACAACGACCTACGGGAACGACGCAATCTTCGGGTAGTGCCCTGCGGACGCCCCCGTCTCACAAGAAAATCCAGCATCTTTGGACTTTTGGGGGCGCCTGCCCGGCTATCCAACCGCTGTATGAACACTGAATTCAGAGAACACAATCAACCTGTTCCATCCCTCTGGCGCATGTCCGTTGCCCCCATGATGGATAGTTGCGATTAACCAACGTTTATGCGGGTTGCGGGCTGGTTCGTGTGCAAACCGTGTGCATCAGTTTTTCACATTACGAAATATTAGTGTAACCACAGTAGGTTTTTGGCCCCGGTAGATCACCAGATTGCACACGCCCTTCCCTACGCCACCAGCTTGCAAATGAGATCCGAATAGATGCGGCGGGTGTCAGGGAGCACGGCCTCAATGTCGTAGGTCTTGCCGTCGTGCAGAATGCGGCACCCGGCAGTCACTGCGGCCCTGCGACGCACCCGGATAGACGCCTTCACTATGGATGTGTCGGCACCGGCCCGGATAGATTCGCTGCCACTGAGGTGACGGACGTTGCCCCAGATTCTGGCGACGGTGATCCATGCGTCCGGCAAGGGCGTGCCCCAATCGTCCGTTGCGCCTTCGTCGTGTTCTTGCAGCTCCAGCCGGTCGCGCAGAATGCCCGCCTTCATTGCACAAACCCGTCGTAGTTGCGGACCATGTTGAGCAGACTATCTATAGCCTTGGTGTGTGTCAGAACCTTGTCGCTCTGGGCTTCCCGATTGGAGTAGAAGTCGCTGAACACCAGCAGACCGGCCTGCTTCACTATCGCCGGGGCGGTGTCATCGAGGGGGCCATTGTTGAGTGCGTGCTCTACGTAGCCGATAGCAGCATCCACCATCGTCTGGATGATGGCGTCCTCGTCGTCGGTGTCGATGCGGGAATGGGCCTTTGCGTCGGCCAGGGTAATCAGTGCGGGCATGTTGCCTCCGTTCGTTGAATAGGTGCCGGTCGCGCAGTCACTGGCAAACGCGCCTAACTGCCACCGGCGGTCAGATTGCCCATCCCTAGACGGCTCTGACGGGCCACCAGTTGCGCCCTGAAAGGGGGGCCACCGGCTGACGGGGTTTTGCATGAATGCGGCACTGCCCGTCTAATCCGCATCCGGGGATCTGCCTTGCGGCACGCGCCCGGCCCGCGTTATGCGTAATCCATCTCCCAAACGCCTGAATCGGCCTCTGTGCGAGCGGCGAGGCCCATCGCCATGGCAAGGGCTTGGAGCGGGTCAATCCGTCGTGTCTTGCTGCTCTTGTCGAGCTTGCGATTGCCTGCGGCGTCCTGCACCACTACAGCGTTGGCAGCGGCCATCGTCAGAACCGGGTGCATTCCGTGGGCGACGCGGTGATTCACCAATTCGCCTTCGAGGAACGCCAGTGCCGGACTCATTGAGGCGTATCCCTGACCCCAATCCACCAGCTCCATGTCGAACTCCACAGCGGCCAATTCCTTTTTGAGGTGGGCCATGTTCCAGCGGTCGAAGGCAATGCCCTGAACATTCAGGCCGTTGCAGATCTGGGCCAGCTCGGCGGCGATGAACGAGTAATCGACGCTCGCGCCGGGGGTCGTGCGCATCAGGCCTTGCTTGACCCATGCGTCATAGGGTGCGCGGTCGCGCTTGGCACGCTCGTGCATCGTCGCCTTGGGCGTCCACGTCCACACCCAGACATGCCACACACCATCAATCTGGCCCACCAGCACAAAGGCGGTGAGGTCGAGCTTTGCGGACAGGTCGAGGCCACCGAACAGGGGAATGTCAGAGGGTGGCGTTTCAAACGCGGCCCCTTTGTTCGCCTTCCACATGCTCGGGCTGATGAATGGGTTCTCGGTGCTGATGCGCTGGTTCAGCAGCAGGTTGCGCACCGTGGCCTCCTTGCTGGGCATGTTCACGGCTTCTCGGAGCTGCTGCTCCAGATCCACACGGCTGCGGAACGTGCCCAATGCGGGGTTGGCAGCTTTCCATGCGTCCTCGTCCAGCAGCTCGCAGTCGGCAGGAGCGGCGTGCAGGTGGCACACCAGCGTCGGATCGTCGCCGCGCAATGCCTGGTCGATTTCCAGACTGAGCCAATCGGCGTCGCTGGCGGCTTGAGTGCTGATGACGATCTGCAGGGGGTTGTCGTGCGCGCCTTGGCTGGTCAGCAGCGCATCGATGAAATCGGACTGCGGCCCCTTCACCTGCCCCCACTCGTCGCCAATGATGAGGACGGGGGAAAGGCCGTGGGTCGTGCGGCCATCAGCAGCGAGTGCCCGGAACTCCACGTTCTGAGGCAGGCCGCGCAGGCGCTTCCCGCTCGGGGTGATCTTCACCAGCTCGGAGAGCGTGGGCGATAGCTGGATCATCTTGCAGGCCAGCGAGAACACCAATCCAGCTTGGTCTCTGGACATTGCGCCGCTGACGATCTGACTGTTTAGCTTCGCCTCCGGGCCGACAAGGTGAGCCAGCAGCAGGCCAGCAATCAGGCCCGTCTTGCCGTTCTTTCTTGCGTATGAGGCAATTGCGCGGCGCGTGCCGTGTGGGTTGTCGTAGACGGCGCGAATGAAATCCTTCTGGAACTCATCGAGCACCATAGGCTGACCCACCAGCTTGCCTTCGGGCACGAGGCAGAAGCGGTGAACGAACGCAATGACCCGCTCGGCTCGAGAACACCGATTCGGGGGCCTCGGCGTTTCAAACGCGGAAGGGCACACCTCCGTTTTGGGCGTCCGGGTCATAGCATCACCTCGCGGGCGCGTGCGCGACTTGGCACGATCTTTAACTTCCCCCAATGGTGGAAGTTGACCTCGCCGGCGCGTGCGCGACTTGGAACCATCTCAAACTGCAAATTTGCAGTCTGAGGCACCTCGCGGGCGCGGGCGCGACTTGGCACGGGCAGCGCAGAGATGCAAATTTGCATGTCTCCCTCGCAGGCGCAATCAAGTGCTGACGTCATGCGCGCCCCATCGGGATCAAGTCGTCAAAGTCGTGCTCTCGGGCTTCACGCTCCAAGGCGGCGAGTCCAGCAGCGTCACCGGAGCGGCCTACCGTCGCCAGAGCGTGGATATGCAGCATTCGGGACATGGCCACGGCGCGGCGGCTCAGTGTCTCCATGACCTTGAACGCCGGGTTCACCGCGTCGCCAAAGGTGTAGCCCTCGGTGTCCAGCTTGGCCTGCATCGTTTCAATGTCGGCCATCGTCCGGGCCAGCGTAGCGGCGTGTCGGAGATCCACATCAGTCCAGGTAGAGCGCGGTCGAGCTTGCGTAATAGCCAGCCAGAACGGCGAATCGCACTCACGCAGGCTCACCCCTTCGGGCACCGGCAAAACACCGGCAGCGGCGCTTTGCAGGGCTTGGATATGCGCCTCGGTGCTGTTGGCTCGTGATCGCTTTGGCTTCGTCGTCATGGCTTTTTATGCGGCATCGGATTGAACGAACGGGACAGGACGGTCTGTGGGCAAAACGGTTTCGCAATCTTTTTAGTCAACTCGGTTGCCGTCCATGCCATGGGTGTCAGCTTCGGTGCGGGCGTCAGGAGCGCGGGTGTCTGCTTCATTTGGCCCACTCCCCACTCAATGGCAGGCCGTCGATGCCGTGGCCTGTCCTGACGCTCTTGCCGTGGTCGACTGCGGTCTTGGTGCTATGGCAGGAGTGGCACAGGCTTTGAAGGTTGTCCATGCTGTTGTCGCTGGGGTCGCCGTTGACGTGATCCACGTCAGTAGCCTCCACCACCAGCCCACGCGCAGCACAGTGACGGCAGAGTGGTTCACCGGCCAGCACATGAGCACGAAGCTTTCGCCACGCTGCCCCCGTCAACGGCAGTACCCGGCGCGGGTCAGCATCCCGCCCGGTGGCTTTGGCTTTGCGGGGCGTCTTGAGCATCTTGATTCCCCGCGTGGTGTCCAGAATCGGCAGAGTGCTTTTAAGCATCTTGAGGCGCATTGGTGCTCCCTCCTTGCTTCGGCAGGTACTCCATGCGGCGCACCTCGTCTTTGTCCATCCACCCGGCTGCGATGGCCGATTGATAGAACTGAGCGCGCTCAAGCGATGAGCCTCGGAGCAGTCCCTCGTAGTCGTGCTCGATGGTGTACATGCGACGGCCTGCGGGTGTCAGGCACTTGATGCTGATGGCCTGCTCCCACATCACCAGAGGGCGGCTCAGGCCCATGGCGATCCACTGGCGTGCCAGCTCAGAGGCGGTCGAGTAATTCGAGTCAACCAGGTGGCCGATGATCGGAGGCGGCACACGGAACAGGCGGGCCACTTCTTCCACGCTGAACTTGCGGGACTCCAGCCACTGCGCATCCACGAGGCTCATGCTCAATTGCTGGAACTCGGCCCCGTGTTCGAGGATGGGTGTCTGCCCGCTGCGGTTGGTCTGCCAGCCTTCTTTGATGTCGCCCTTCTGGGTTGGACTGAGCTTTCCCGGAACCTTGAGCACCCCCAGCAGCTTCGCGCCGTTGCTGAATGTCTCGGTGCCGTGCTCCACCTCCTTGATAGCCATCTCCACCACACCACGCGCAGCTTGGATTGGAGACACGCCCAGCACGCCATCAGGCCCGAGACGGTGGCGAAGGTGCAGCATTTCGGCAGGCAACAGACGATGCATTTCGCCCTGCTCGTCGGCGTAGTCGTAGACCACCGATTTGTTGGGCAGCAGCAGTGCCTGCACGCGATCAGGATCGAGCGGCCACAGTTCACGCACCTGGCCGTCGTTGCCGTGGACGATGCGGGCATAGCCGTTGCCCTTGAGCAGCACGCTTGCGGTGACGTACTCGCGGGCCTCCATGGCTGTCTGACGTGGGTTGGCCTGCACGTTCAGGACGTTGTGCAATGGGTGATCGTCCACCGGCTGGCGATACTCACCATCGCGGCGGTACATCGTGAATGGCAGCGTCGCCACGGCCTCGGAGATGGCTTGCACGCAGGCATAGGCAGCAGAGACACCTTGCGCGGTCTTGTCGTTCACCGGGCCAGTGCGCAGAGCTTGGAAAGGCCCCCACATGTCGTTAGGGTTGGAGTCGCGGCGCTCCAGCAGTTTGGTGAGCCACTTCATTTCACAGTCTCCAGCCACATTGCGCGGGAGTCGCGGATCACGCCAGAGGCGCGGCTCCGGAGGGCAACGGATGTATCGGGATAGGCGGGCCATGCCTGGACGATGCTGATTTCGTGCAGCTCGATTTCCTCCAGAGTGCGCACATCGCCTTGCCATGTGTCGCGGACTGCCCTGAAGCCGATAGACACACCGCCCAGATCGCCACGCGCCGCCAGTTCGCGCAGATCGTTGCCCACACTGGTTGATGGCAGCTTGAGCGAATACTCCAAACCCTTGGCGGTTTCCCTCAGCGAGAGAGAGCCTGAGCTAGTACGGCCCAGAACGCGGGTACTGTCGTGATCTGCCAAGGCCAGCACATCACGCTGATTCGCCAGCGTGCGAGTGAATGCTCCGGGCGCAATGCGTTCATTGAAGTCCCCAATGCGTGTTTCGGTGTTGTAGGGAGCGGCCAGCCCGACAAGCTGACCGCCCTCAACCTTCGGCGCGGCAATAAACCGGCGTTCGATTTCGGGCGGCATGTCGTTCCCTTACAGTGCCAGGTCGTCGGCCAGTACGAACGCGCCGGGGTGGCGCACTGCGGCATCGAGGCTTTGCAAAATGCGAATTTGCACCTCGCCCTTATCGAAGCCTGCGCCAAAAGGATTGGCGACGATTTCGGCGGTGCTGAACTCGGCAATAACCAATTGGCTGAAGTCTCCAGCCAGCACACGGCCCGTTTGAGTTGTGGTGCCCTTCGCGTCGAGCTGATTCGTCACCGACACCGGCAGATCAGCCATGCGGCCCGACTCCATCAGGAAAGCGCTACCGGCAGAACTGGCCTTCAGTGTGGTTTGCAGCTTCGTTGCGGCCTTGGCGTGGGTGACGAAGGCACTTGGCATCACGTTGGACAACCCCAACTTTTCCAGCATCGCCACGATGGCGGCCCAGTTCAGAGTCGCCAGCGATGCGGTTTGAATGCCCGTCGTATTCAAGATGCCCACCGGCTCGTCGTTCGCAGCCAAGCCATGCAGCAGAGCCTTATCGACAGCCAGGCCGATGATCTGCACGAAGTCATCGCGCAAGAGCTGGTCAATCGATGGGTTCGCCTGAATCAGGAGCTGACGGCTGTAGCTCGCCAGCGCGCCCACATGCTTCGGCGTCAGCTTGATATTGGCGAACGTCGGATTGCTCTCTGTCAGGCTCTCACCTTCGGCAATCCATGTTGCAGAGCTTGCGCCGGTTTGCTTCGGCAAAACCACGTCGCCACGGCATCCAGTCAGCACGCGAGCGCCCAGACTGCGCACGATGGCGGAGTTGCGCAACAGGCCGATCATTTCCTGCGGGCGGTAGTCATCGGGCTTGATGGCGGTGTTGGCCGGGGTTTCCATCGTGGTGCGCTTTTCAAAGATGCTCGATGGCACCAGCACGCCGCCACGCTTAGGCGCATTGCCTTGGCGAACCTGCTCGGCGTTGAACTCGGCCAGAGCACCAGTGAGAGCGCGCTGCTCGATCTGGGCGCGGATGGCATCGCCCACGCTGACGGACTGTTCCAGCTCGCGCTGGCTTTTATCCACCGGCTGGCCTTGGGTGCGGCGCTCCAGGTCGTCCACGAACTGAGCGCGGCTCTCGTCAGCTTCCAGAGCGGTGATCTCGCCCTTGAGCTTGTCGAAGGCCGTCGCCTTCTCGGGAGTCATGTCGCCAGCGCCCAGCAGAGTGCGGGCTTCGGTCACTTTGCGGGCCTTGGCCTCGCGGATTTCGTTGAGTTGCATGCGTTCTTTCTTGCAAGAAATTGAAGATGGAATATTTCATAATATGAAATACAGCACCGATTATCACATTTCACAATATGAAATCAAGACTTTTTTGAAGAAAGAATCATCCAGAGCACGATTTATTTTTATCGTGCCAGCCCGGTAAATTTCCCTCCCGTTTTCTGCGTGCCGACGTCGATGGGCCGCTCGCTATAAATCCGGTCCTTCAGTCCCTTGCAGTAGGTCATCAGCCACCCTATAGGATGGCAACATGCATAGGTGTTCATTTTCTGAAGTAGTGGGAACGAAAATAAGAAAACTTGGATAACGTGAGAAAAGCTAAGCTTCATGCGGGCTAGAGACGGATTTCTGTTTCGTCGCCTGCTTCATTTTCTGAACAAGTGAAACGGCCACTGCTTCAGAATCTGAATCGTGAAAATCCGTTGACGCTTCAGAATCTGAATCGATACGCTTCAATTTCTGAAGGCCCGAATTGTTTTTGATTTCTGCATCCAATGCGTGACGAGCCTCTGCGAGCGTTTTGAGCTTTTGCCATTCATTCGTCGCCCCACACGATTTGATGTGCAGTTTGGGCTGCTCGAATACCTGCTCGTCAGTGAAACGGTAAAGGTTGCACACCTTCTGGCCGTAGGCGATTCCACCCTGACGAGTAACTGCGATCAGCCCCACAGCCTGCAACTCGCGCAACGCCTTTGCAAGCGTCGCAGAGGAACGCCAGCCATAGTGTTTCAGGTCACCCAGCGCGGCGCTGATGTTGCCGTTGTTTGTGGACTGCAACTTGCGGCGCAGCAGGATGTACAGGCTCTGGCTGGCATAGCCGAGACTACGCCACGCCACCGAATCGATCAGATTCCAGTAGATGCGAGCGTGCCCGCCGCGTGGATCTTGTGGCTTGTGATTGCGCCCCATCTACCCTCCCAGAATCGTCGCCATGCGCGCAAGGTGCGCACGTTCGCTCTGCTCTGCTACCTTCGCTGAGTACAGCGCATCCTGCGGCAACAGATCCTCCACTTCGTCGCGCAGGATCTTGCGAAGCACACGCGCAGGCATCGCTTCAGCCTCCACGGTATAGGCGACGTGCTGAGAGCGCTTGTCACCATCTTTGCGCGGCTTGGTGGGCAGGTCGTATTGGGTGACCTGATCCTCATTGATGGCGATGCGGCGGAAGTCCATTGCAATGTCGCTGCGCAGGTGGGTGCGCAACTCGCGCTCCAGCGCCTGGTCTATTAATACGCCTGCCGGGTCATAATCGCCAACGTACAGAACAATCAGCGGGCGCGTGTCTGAACTGGTGTTGTGTTCCTCGGCGGCGGCGTGCGCGAAGCTCAAGCTGGCAAACCCACCGCAAGGGTACAAACTGACGGCCAGCTCCTCGCACTCGTCGGTGAGCACGGATGCAATCGAGCGCGACTCCGCCCACACTTCACAGCGATATTGCGAGTCTTTCCAGAGGTCGGCCCGATAGTAGCCGGACATGCGCCGGATAAAGTCACCTGCGCCTGCAAAGGTGTTGGTGAAGTAGCCCCTGCGGCTCATGTCCGCGATCCAGCTATAGGGAATGCGCCCAGCTCGGCGCAGCTTGACACAACGATCCTGAACGTGTCGGTAGCCCCTGTCGGACTTCTCCACCGGCTCTGCCAGTCGCGGGTCGGTCATGCGGTAGAACACATGGCGCACGCTCTGAGGATGATCCTCGCGCAGTACGGCAATGATCTGCTCGTCCAGCGTGTTCAAGCGGTCTTTGGAGCGGCGCTCACGTTTTACCGTGCCAGCACGATAAACCATTAGATGCCCTCCGCAGGTTCGCTCATCAGGGTATAGAGCGCGACGCGAGCATGACGATAGCCATCGCGGTCAACGATCACCACCGGGTCAGTGCTGATCACAAAGTTGAAGCGGTCGCGCAGTTCTTTAATGCGCGCAGGAGCCTGATAAACCCCGAGGCGGCGCAGGTCGTAGGAGGTTTGAGGGCGAATGCGCAGCGCCTCGATAACGCGTTTGTATTGCTCTCGGGTTGCAGAGGATTTGCTCATTACAGCGCCTCCTTTGCAGAAACGCTGTGGCGCTCGCGGGTAATCTCCTCCAGATATTTCGCCACGGCCTTGCGCGGGTACAGGTAGCGATTACCCAGCAGGATATATGCAGGGCCCCTGCCCCTCTTGCGCCATGCCTCCACAGTAATCGGTGTCGCCATCGCCAGCTCTTGGAAATCTTCCTCCAGGAAACAGTCCAACTTTTCCGCCATCAGGCGAACGCGATCAACTTCGATACCTTTTGCATCCAACATAGAAACCCATCCTTTCCGGCATATGTGCCAGTTGTTTCGATGGGTTGAATGCTCCTATTTACGGACTCAAGGTGCACCGCATTTGCGGTAGTCAGCACCGCAATTTCGGAGATCAAATTATGCCTCTCCAATTGACTTGCGTGCTATCGGAAACACCTTCTCCAAATTTCGGATACTGACTCCTTGAAGATCCGTGTAACGATGATCCGACACAAATTTCTTTACTTCGGCCTCTTCAATTTTTTTATACTCAAGGAAGGCAAGCATTGAACCAATAATATTGTAAAGGCTGTTCTTCTCTTTCAATGAAAGAGGTTTTTCTACAGACGCTACTTGAACATCGTTTTTTTCTTCAACAACCTCACTTTCAGATTCAAACTCCTCTATATCTTCAATCAAGAACATCCCAAAGGCTTCCACGTCCGCCATAGTAATTTCCTCATTCAATTTAAACCAATTATCAAACCCAGGATAGTCTTTGGTATATGGTAGTGCCGGACGCTTCTCTGAATTAGCCCAAAAAAATCTGTAATGATAGGCGCTATCTCGGACTATGCTTTGCAAATAAATTGGGTAGCGTGGTTTTATACTTACCCAGCCTTGATCCTCAATCATTATCTCTAATTTGTAGTGAACATCATCCCCCCGCTGATCCTCCTCCCATACATAGACCGTTAGTGCCTCTGATGTAATAATCGCTGGAAACACCTTCTCTTCACTAATAAGATAATGCAAGTCTTCTGAATTAATGGACCATCGCTGGCATAATTCAGCGAAGTTAATATATTTCTTTTTGATTATTATTGCCATAACTGCACCCTAAGCATCCTTCCCTGAAAAGTTGCCAGCCCAGCCCGTCAGGGAAACGGGTTTTCAGTGATCAGCCTAGGGCTGGCGAAACTGAGATTAATCTACGTTTTGAAGTTGCTTCAACTGGTCGATCGTGAATTGTGGATAGCGCATCGCAAGACGCTCCAGCCTCTCAAGAGGGGCGTGCTCGCCGATGACTATGTATGTTGGCCCGTCGTCCGACTGCTCAAAGCCTGCTTGCTCCCTGCTCCAAACTTGTGCCAAGCGCTCATCACTCGGACGCACAAGAAACACCCGCGCATCAGAAAACGATGCGCGTTGGAGTACATTTTCAATAGCCATTTTCGTAACCTCGTTGATGGTTAGGCGGCTGGGTTGTTCTCAGGCTTCCCGGTCGCCGCCTCTTGCCCTGCTCGATCCGGCGCAGGGCTTGCCGGTTTTTTGATAGCGTCGTGCACGTCCTCGGGCTTGATGGCCGTGTACCGGCGCAACATGGCCCACGTCTTGTGCCCCGTCAGCAGCGCCACGCGGGGAATGTCCAGGCCCATGCGGAAAAACTGCGCCGTCGCCCGGTGCCGTAGGTCGTGGAAATGCAAATCCTCAATTTCCAGTGCTCGGCAAGCACGTGTGAACGATGCCGACACACTGCGCTCGTCGTAGGGAAAGAGGAACCCGGTTTCGCGCTTGGCAATGATCGGCTCCACGATGGCCCACGCATCCGGCAGGAGCGGCACAGTCTGGTCGTTGCCTTGCTTGTTACGTGGGTCTTTGCGGTCGCGGATGATGACGGTCTTTGCCTGACGGTTTATGTCCTCAATCTCCAAGCGCGTGATTTCACCTTGCCGCATGCCAGTAGCTAGGGCAAACCGGCAGACGGTTTCCATGGGGATCTGCTGACGCTGCATCGTGCTCCACAGAGCGAAGATGCGCGCCAGTTCGTCGTCGGTGGGTTCGCGGTCGCGTTCCTTGCTTCTGGTTTTCAGGCCACGGTGCATCAGTCCGGCGCGGGCATCGAGCGCAAGGCGATCGTTTATGTCGAGGTGGCGGGCGTGTCGCCCCCACTTGAGCACGGCGGACAGGAACGACAGATCGGCGGCAATGGTCACGCCCCCTGCCCCGTCGTCCTGGCGGCGGTCGATGAAGTCGCGCAGCACCACGGCGTTCAGGTTGGACAGCTTCACCTTGCCAATTTCGCGCACCAGCATGTTCAGCGTGGCCTCTTTCGTCTTGCCCGCCCGCTGCGCCGCCGTCTCCCGGTACTTGGAGATAAGATCGCCCACCGTCGCCCCCTTCGGCACAGGAGCAAATCCGCCGACGGCGATGTGTGCAACTTGAGTTTCCACAGCAGCGGCCCAATCCTTGGCTTCCCGCTTGCTGGGGAACGTCGCAGCGCGGTAGACCCCTGCCCGCCTTACCTGTACGCGCCACTTCCCTGACGGAAGCTGAGAAAATGTAGCCAT